AACTATTTCCAGAATTTGGTCTTACTGCAACCGATATAGTTGTCGTATCGATGTTTTCATCAGGTAATATAAAAACAGATTTTGGATTAGTTGATTGCGAATGTGTGAAATCGTAATTTACTAATGAGCCTTCGTAGATATTTAAACTATCAAAATAAAATTGTGTTCCAGTTTTACCAACAGAAACATCATCTAATACAACGAAAGCATAAGAATTACCATCAAGTAAATTTGAACTGAACGCTGTTCCTCTAGTAATCGTCAAAGAACCTGGTGCAGTATTTCCACTATCGACTGTAACATTAATTACCGCTTTAGGTGCTCTTACTGAATGTGGAACATAACCTAATGTTTTTGCGTGAGAAACTACCGAATCTCTCAACAAAGCGGTATCTAAAAATGCCTCATTAGCCACCATATTTAAATAGTAGGCATTATAGTGGGTGTTATAAGCAAGAATATCTAAAAGAACGGACAAACCCGAACCCTCAAAATCGTAATCTTGAAAGGTTGATTGTTGTTGCAGATAAGTTTTTAAATTTGATTTGATTTGGTCAAAATCAAGGTCGGTAACATTTAAACGAGCGTTAGCCATTTTTATCTAATCCGTTCTAAAAGAAAATTGATTGTTATTGGTGTTGTCAAATTAGTAACAAAAAATTCCATACTGACATTATACCCGTTATTATCGATATCTGCAATTACTTTTAAATTTGAAATTGTAACCCTAGGTTCATAATTTTGTATTGTTTGTCTAATTTCATTTTCAATTGAAACTGCGGTGATATTATCCAAGCTTTCAAACAACATTCTACGAACATTACTTCCTATATTAGGTTGAAATGGCCTTTCGTAGTGATTGGTTGAAATTAAATTTTTAACAGAATTAATAACAGCTCTTTCTCCGATATTACGGTTTATATCCTTTTTGACTGGATGTATAGCAAAGTTTAAATCTAAATCACTATACTGTCGGATTAACTGTGTAACTGCTGTAGCCATTTTTGTTAATTAATTCTATCTTTAAGTTTATCTGTACCTATATGACTATTCATTAAATCCAATTGAGTTTCACCCATTCTTGAAAACTGTCTTGTGTTATTATAGTTACCTATCAAAGTTCTCAAATTGGTGAAAAAATTCTCATCATGGGTTCTTCGGGTATTCATAAGGTTATTTGTGTTCGCCAAATTATTATATATTTCTGTAGCTACCGGTAAAGACATGCTTGATACATTACCAGTAATACTTGAATTTATTGTGTTAGCATAAGTTGAAATAGTATTACTATATCCATCAAGTTGTGGTTTAATAAGAATACTGGTCATGCTTCCTAAAACAGTTGAAGAATTTGAAACTTCATCTGTTTGATACATTATATAAACACCAACTTTTGAATACGCCATTATCGTATTATAAAAAGGTTTTTCATTAATGGTCGTGTTTTCCAAATAGTCAGTAAAGTTTGTCACACCAGAAACTCTATCTGTGTGTGCTTTAAACCCATTGGTTGCATCTGAACTTTGCAAATAAAGGCTACTAGCCACATTCAATATATTTTGAAATACCGTATTAATTGTTGGTGTTGTTCCGCTTATTGAAACGGTTAAGTTAGGTATGTTTGCAACATTAGCACCTGGACTGAGAGTGAATATAATGTTATTAGCGCTACTAGAAATATTTTGTGTAACAGTTCCTACTGGATTCTGTAAGTATCCACCAACATTATCATCTGCAATATCTTCTGATTGCCAATCTTCAATAACACTTGGCACATTCTCTAAATGTGATATAACATTCGAAGAAAAGTCTCCGACATAACCATTTGGGTCATCGAAATTGTATCCAAGTTTATAAAATAATTCTGCCATAATAAATTAAGCCTCCACGAAAGGTGTAAAAGTTGGGCCAGTAGGACCTCTTGGTGCAGGATGTATGTGTGTATCAAACAACAATGAATTGATAACATCGAACATCAATACCGAAGAAGAAATCCCAATAAAGGCCAATCCAATATTTCCAATTGCGAAATTTCCAACTGGTGCGTTAACTGAAACAAGTGAGGTGATTGAACCCACAGTTGTAATACATCCTGGTGTTGCGACTGGTGTTGCAGGAGTTGGAAGTCCAAGAGATAGACCACCAAAAGAAGATGTGAACCCATAAGGTCCCGCATAAACACCCATACCTGCATTTACCCTAGATTCGGCAGTTAACGAGTCGCAAGTAATAGAACCATTTATATACAAGTCGGATCCCAAATTCAAACTTTGTGAACTTGACAACCTCAACGCACCACCAAATTTTTCATTGGCTGCAATTGAAACATCTTCATCACCAGAAATACTAATGTCTTTCACACCACGAACATTCACCTTTCCTTTTACGGCAAGGTTGTAATCTCCATTGACTTCTTGGTTAAAGTCTCCATCAACTTGCATGTTGCAGTCACCTTTGACAACAATATTACATGCACCACTTACATAGATGTTCTTTTTACCAATGGTGATATCAAAACCTTCACCAAAAACTTTTACGACTTGCGTACCATTTGGGTGCATCTCAATAAAGTTTTTAGATTTGCCATGTTGAATTCTAACTCTTTCTCTACCTGGTGTATCATCCAATTGAATAGAGTTACCCGATTCTGTGTCCCATGTTTGAACATATGGATACAAAGGTGGGTTGTCCACAGATGCAGGAGAAGGTGGTTCTTGAAATAAGTTTGTAGAAGGGTTTGCTGCTAATGCAGAAACTAACGCTTCATATGATTTTGTATATTCTTCTTGGTCTGCCATAATATAACCTTAAACTGGATTTGTCTTGTTTTGTTTTATTTCGTCAGGAGTTTGTAGTCCAGCAGGAAGGTTTCCTGTATAATCTTTAATTATTTTATTCGCTTCATTCATCTGGTCTTGACTTACTGGAACCAACAAACCTATTGTTGCTGAAGTACCAATACCAGCAACAAGAGAAACCGATTTCAAACTTTCTTTTAATAAATCACTAACCGCACTACCCGCATCTTTAACTGCGCTGGCCAATTCGGAGAAGCCTTTTCCTACATCCTGTGAGGGCACATCCAGTTTTGATTCTGCCCAAGCGTCTGCGAAAATATTTGCCAATGTCGTTAATAATTTCATTAAACATTCTTTTAACAAAGCTAAAAGTTTTGCAGGCAAACTTAAAATCCATTGAATGATTGCTCTGATTTTTGTTATTACCGCAAGAACATATTTTAGAAAATCATTGATTGGTTCGATATATTCTTTTTGTATATAACGAACAAATTCTGCAAAAGATTTTAACATATTAATCAGTTGCGAAAAAGAACCTGATGGGTCCGAAAGACCTAAGAATCTCTGAATTGCCCGAATTCCTTCTCTTACCCACCTCATAATTGCTTTTAAGAATTTCTTTAAACCAATACTTTTCTTCAAATCATTTACAAAATCACATGAATGTGTGAGTGAATTATTAGTTGCATCAATTGAAGTTCCTTCAACATTGCCTCTTGCAATCGGAGATGTAGTTGGACCACCAACAACCGGAACATCGTTGACAGTAACAGGTACCGCAGAGCTTGAATTTGTTGCTAACCTAGGAGCAGCTGTAGTCATTTCTTAACCTCTGTATCATATATTTTTAAAATGCCATCTAACTGTTCTCTGTAACAACAATCCAGTTCTGCATGTTTTTTATCCAAAACAATATCATTGTGGCAATGACAATCCAATTCTTTTATTTCCTTAACAAATTCTTCTGGAGTAATTATACCAGCCAAAAATTTTTGCTGAACAACTACCGCCTTTGCAGTCAATATGTGTAAACTTTCTAATTCTCTACTCATGTCACTAAATTACCCAAATCTTTTTCGTATTTTTCTATTTGCGTATCTACTTCAGCTAAATTTTGATTTTCAATTAATTGTGTAGCAGCTAAAGTGTTTTCTTCTTCGGCAATTTGACTTGCTAGTGATTCTACTCTTTGTTCTCTATCGGCAATTTCTTGTCTGATAGATTCTTGTTCTTCTGTTGTCTCGGCAGTTTCTAAATTGGTTCTTAACGAAGCAATCAGCGCTTCTTCTGCATCTTTTTCATCTTGTAAAATACTCAACGCTTCTTGAGTTGGATCCGCAAGTTCAACTGCGGGTTCATAACTTGAAACCAAAGATGATATAGCAGAGGTCGTAAATTGTTTTTTAATACCAGGCAAAAACCCCATCATAACAGGTTGTTGAGCATTTTCTCCATCTAAAAAGAAACCTAAAATCCAGTCACCTATCTGTGGTGCAGAAAATGTTTTTGACCCATTAATTGGATATAGTGGGTGAGCCCAAGGTAAAGATTCAGTTGGAACTCTCAATTTGTTTGTAGAATGCCAACCAAATATTCTTATTTGGCAACGACCCATAGCTAAAGGGTCAACTCGATTTTCGACTTCTCCGACCCACCAAACGAAACCGTCTTTTCCCGCAAAATTAGTATTTTCCATTATCTGTATTTAGACTGATATAAGGAAGAACTATTTGCTGGTGCGATTCCATTGTTTGTTGAATCTGCGGCAATTTCGCAAAAAGTTTCATGTTTGTCGGGTTTAATTAAATGCCTTGTTGCGACAATTAAATATTTGCCAGAAATTGACATGTCTTTTTCTGGTTTATTATTTTCAGTTATCGAAAGAGAATTGACTGCAACATCTAATACAAAACCCGAGGTGATTAAGAAATTACCAGGAAGAGCAATGTTCATTTTTCTCTGTAATAAGTTGTGAAAAATTGCTTTTCTTTGTGGGATATATGTGTGGGTTTCGTCAATCAATTTTGTATTGTTGTCAGAATTACTTTTCACATAATCTTGATAATTTCTATACAACTGAAATGGGTAAAGACTAACTTTAGAAAACGGCATTAAACCGGCATCTTTACCCTCTCTGTTAACGGAAACAAAAGCATTTGGACTTCTGTTTAAATGTTTCGTTGATTTGTAGTGATTCTTTAAACCCAAATCTACTTCTGAAAGTGTTCTTGTCATTACATCAAAACCGACAAATCGATTTGCATAAAAACCACTTTGAGTATTTTCTAAGATATCAAAAGTGGTATTAAAATTATAATTTGTAACACCCAAAAATTCTTCGTTAATATTATCTACAATATTTTTTGGTTGAAAATTGATTGTAAAAAGTTCTTTTATACTAAAGAGTTTTGTTAAAGATACAAAGTTAAAACCAATCTTATTTTCAAAAAAAACATAGTCTGCCAAATTATTTTCACTAACAGACCTTTTGATTAACCAATTCATTGTGTCGATTGGTGATAACAAAGGCACAACAACATTTTGAATACCTTTTGTATTTTCAAATACTCCAATTTTTGAGCGAGGTACTTTTAAATACTCCAACAAAACAGATTCAGCAACAGTCGAATATTCTCCTGTATAACCTTGACTAATTTTTTGTTGTGCCGAATAAATCATTTCTTCCGAAACAAAATGTAAAATATACATTTCGGCCGTTTGATTTACATTTGTTCTATTTGTCTGTTTAAATATTCTAAATGTTTTAGTTAAATTTGTTCCTTGTTTTTCGGTATCTTTTGAAATATTGATATCGATAAATTCACTACCGTCAAACAATAATTTTTTTGTTAGACCAATGGAGTCTTTTATTAAAATATTTCCCGAAATACAAGGCACTAAAATACTATCAAAAATATTTAATTCTTCAAATATGGCACTCACATCAAAGGTACCAAACTTGGAATTAATCGCAAGTTTGTTTATTTTGAATTGTGTTGTTTGTTTTAAACTAAATGTCATTACTTAATTATATCTTGAAATTCTTGTTCAACGGCAGGAATAAATTCTCTTTTTAAAAGTTTTATAGTTCTTTTTGAATCGTTGACTTCATTTTCATATTCATAATATGATTTTGTTTCTTTTGAAATTCTAATTGTAATTTGTTTACCGTCTTGTAGTGTTACGGGATTTACCGTACCCACAGTATTTGCATAGGTGTTCGCATCTGTTCTTGTTTTTGTTTCAATAAATTCACCAGAACTATTTGTTGTTCGTGTTTGAACGATATAATAAGAATGGGTATTTGTTTGTGCCCAATTTATACCAGACTGGCCAGAACCTGCATTTGGTTTATATTTTTTTTCTATAAATTCCATGAGACTCATTTGGTCTAAAGGCCAATCAGTTTCAACATTAACGATATCATTAAACATTAAGATTATCCAATGTCTCTCTGGTGAATCATACAATTTACTTGCTATAATTTCAGGTGTATCTCCATCTTTAACATCATACTCATAAGAGACTGCGGTATTTTCCTTAAAGCTTTGTTCAAAACTAAATCGTGAGGTTATTTTTGAAACGATATCCGCATTATTATCTGTTAATTGATATAGCGTTTGAGGAAAAAAAGAAAAGTAATTTGCCATTTTTTAACCCATAAAATCTCTTAAATCTTCCGCAACACTTAACTCGGAAGAAGTTCTTCTTGTTCCTGCAAAACTTGCCTTGGTCATAATCTCGGTTTCTCTGAAATTTAATGATAAACGAGTTGCAACCGGCATACCTGTTCCACCTAAACTTGCAGGTTGTCCGGGAACTTCATACGCTGTGAAACCATTTGGTGCATAATCCACATCTAAACTTGTCAATACGCAAGTCGATATCTTTGGAATGTTAGGATTAATTTGTCCTTTGTAGTAGAAACTGATATCAAACTCTGAAGGTGGTACCATAAAGAAACCACCTGTACCACCTTGTGCAACTTCTGGTGCCTGATGAAACCTCAACCTGTCAATAATCTTTTGAACTTCTTCCGCTTCTCTTTGTGACCTTGGATAAAACATAAAGTCAAATCTAAAACTTCTGAAATCAGGTTTAGAATACAACAATTCCAACATTGGGTTTTGAACAACACCAAAAGCTTGTGAAAACGCAACTTGCCCTAATCCACCTGCCGCACTTGCGAGCATACTTGCCATGAAAGGAGATGCATTTCGCATAAATTGCTTTCCAAATGCTTCGTTGATACCACCCGTTGCTCTATACAAGTCAACAGTTGAACCAGACAATGCAGCAGCTGCAGCCAATGCTGTACCACCAGATTCTATGCTATTATAATTTTGTTGGTGACTAAACTGTAAAGTGTCTGGCATGTATAATGCGACAGTATCAGTTATTCTTTTTTCTGCTCTAATACTTCCTGTTTGCAACCTTGTTCCCACATCGGCAACAATGTTCAACGATTCAGATGCGGCACCAACGACCGCAGAACCAACGGTTGTTCCTTTTAGTTTGTTAATCGCATCATTGATTCCACTAACATTCAACAATTGATTGGCCACATAACTGCCAAAAGAACCGGCCTCTTTGATACCACTACCTACTGTTTGAATGATATTTGTGGCTCCAGCGGCAAAACTGGGTTGGGATTGTGCATTTGAAATTGCGGTTGGACTGGCGCCAGGTGCAGCAGTTCCCGGATAGCTTGTTAATCTCTGTTCATTGATATTAATGACCATGTAATGGCCCTTATCAGAAGCAGACAAATCTTCTGGATAT